GCATTCATCTTATGGGTAGAAGATTTAAAAGTTGAGATAATAAGACTTAGAAAAGAATTAGAAAAATGCAAAGAGGAGGATTAACATGCCGTATGAACCAACGACTTTCTATGGACTTATTGGTTTAGTCATTGTCAATTTATCAGCAATTATCAATTCAGCTCTAAAAGAGAGAAAGAGGAACAGAAGCCAGAAGAAAAACGGCGCATCTCTAGAAGAAGTCAAAGTACTCACAAAAAACATTGATACAAAAGTCGATAACTTGAATATCAACATGGCTCAACTTAGCACTGAAGTTAAAGGCATCAAGAACAACTGCCGTCAAACGACAAGAAGATTTGAGAAGGGCATCAATGAGAATCGCAGGGACATCCTTGAAGTTGTGAAGGCGGCAAAAAAATCATAAGGGTAACTAAAAGAATGCTGAAACAGCCAGAGTTTAAGAAAGTGAAGTTTGGACAAATTAGACCATGGGACAAGAATCCCAGAAACATCAAGAAAGAGAGGCTGGAGAAGCTTGCAAAAAGCATCAAAGAAAAAGGCTTGTTTCAGACTCTCACATGCTGGAAGGAAGGCTCTTTCTATATCACTGGCGGCGGCAACATGCGCTGGCAGGCGATGAAGCATATACTGAAGTGGCCGGATGAGAGAGAAGTCTGGATAAGCCTCAATTTTCCAGAGAACGAGAAAGAGAAGATTGAGCTTTCACTGCTTGATAATATGAGGTTCGGTCAATACATTGAGCAGGAGCTGGCTGAACTGACTTACCCATATATCGGTGCGATTGAGCTTGAACAGTTTGATATAGACTTGAAAGAGCCGGTTAATCTCAAAAGCATTATTGAGGACTTCGGGCCCGATTTAGATGGTGAAAGAAAAAACAGCAGTGAGAATAATGAATATATAGTCTGTCCTAAGTGTGGATTCAAATGGAAGAGGGAGGGTACTAAGTTATAAGACTAAGTCTCTATTCATAGAACTTAACAATATAGATATATAGCTATATACTAAGTAAGAGGGTAATTAATGGCTAATAATAAGCTAAAGACAAACAAAGGCGGTAGACCATCGGTATTCAAAGAAGAGTACATAGAAGAGACAAGGAAGCTAGCTACTCTTGGTGTTAATGAAGAAGACATCGCATGGTTCTTTCACATTCACCCCAACACATTCAAGAACTGGAAGAAAAAACACCCTCAGTTATTAGCTGCGTTAAAAAAGGGCAAAGCAGACAGAAATGTAAGCTTAATGAAAGCAATGTTTGAGAATGCTACGAAAAGGCATAATGCATCAGTCCAGATATTCCTGGCTAAAAACTGGCTTGGTATGACTGACCGCCAGGAGATGTTACATACTGGGGATGAGAAAAAGCCTGTCAGGCTGGTACTTGAAGACTACAAAAATAACAATAATAACAATGCAAACTCAAAGAGCTAGATACAAAGAAATTCATCTATATGCTCACCAAGCGGCAGCACTGGGAAGCAGAAGCAGGTTCATCGGGTTGATAGGCGGTACGGGTGGTGGAAAAACATTCACAGGGCCATGGTGGTTATTTTCCGAGATAGAGAAGTATCCGAGAGATGAGTTTATCGTCGTAGCTCCAACCTATAAGTTACTCACTAGGACAACCGTACCGACTTTGAGAGATGCTTACAGAAGCACAGATTTAGAAGGTGAGTATAAACCGAGCTATAATGTCTATCTGCTGCCAACTGGTGGTAAGATATGGTTTGGTACTGCAGATAGGCCAGAATCACTTGAGGCAGGTCAGTACAGAGCAGCTTGGCTTGATGAAGCCGGCCAGATGAAGTATATGGCCTGGGTTGCTATTCAAGCAAGACTCGGTATGAAAGAGGGTAGAGCGTTACTAACCACGACACCATACGGCTTGAATTGGCTGTACCATGAATTTTATTTGCACTGGAAGAAAGGCGACCCTAATTATACTGTGATAAACTTCACGTCAATAGACAATCCATACTATCCTGCAAGAGAGTTTGAGAGAGCAAAGAGAGACCTGTCAGAAAGACTGTTTGATATGAGGTACAAAGGCCAATTCAGGAAGATGGAAGGACTTGTCTATCCGGATTTTGATTCAAATAACATTGCTGAAGAAGAGTTTGAGATACCAGATGACTGGCTCAAGCTCGGTGGTACTGACTTTGGATTCAACAATCCTCATGCTAATGAGAAAGGTGCTCTCTCTCCGGATGATATACTCTACATCTATGATGAACTGTATGTCTCTCATACACTGTTGAAAGATATATCAAAGCACATGAAAGATATCACCTACTTTGGTGATCCAAGCGGTAAGAGGGAGATTGAAGAGCTTGTAGATATGGGTGTTGATATCCACAGCGGCGATAATGACATACAGAAAGGCATTGAGGCTGTCAACGCAAGAATCAGAACGAACAGGCTCAAAGTGTTCAAAAGCAAGTGTCCAAATCTTCTAGATGAGATTGAGACATATCACTATCAGACCGGCACAGAGAAGCCGTACAAAGAAAATGACCATGCTGTAGATGCATTAAGACAGCTTGTTCTTGCTCTTGACAGGAGAAGGCACAAACGTGGTAGAGTACATTTCGTTGGTCTGGAGAAAAGAAAAAAGAAAGAAGCGAAGCTTGAGCAAAAGAAAAAGGAGGTGACGCATGTCAGAAAAGGCAAGGTCTATTGTCCGTGGTGAGAAGAAGGTTGGTAAAGTCTATTATCTAAAGACAAGCAAAGGACTGTTTCCGCTTTCTGTACTGCGGAAGGCTGAACGCCGGTCGTCAAAACAGCTAAAAGAAGAGGCAAGGTTTCTTTCAGAGAAAGGCCTGAAGCCGCTGCCGTTCGATGTGAACGGGCTTTTAGCTTTGCAGGAGAACTGCTCATATTTTGACTCTTGTGTTAGACAAATTGCAAAGGATGTTGTTGGTCCCGGCTGGACTCTTGTCGAAGCAACTGAAGAAGCGAACGAGAAAGAGTATCATTGAGAAGTGCATTATTGACTGGGGTGTAGTTGGCTGGTTTGCAATTGAGGTGAGCAGAGACCCTGCATCAAAAGAAGTCAATGGACTCTGGCACATTCCTGCACATACCATCAGGGTTCATAAAAGCAAAGAGCTGTTCTGTCAGGTAAGAAATAATAAATATCGCTGGTTTAAGCAAATCGGACTAGAGAAGAACTTTGATGCCAATACAGGCAACGAAGTTTCAGCTAAAGCAAGTAACATTGCTAATGAGATAATCTTTTTCAAAAACTACTACCCTCGCAGCTCTTATTACGGTGCACCAAACATACTTGGTGCAGTCGGAGCAGCCAGAGGGTTGATAAGTGTCCGAGACTATAACCTGTCTTTCTTTGACAACTATGGTGTACCTGCTGCTCTTGTGACGCTTGAAGGTGACTGGGAAGAGAATTCAATGAAGTACATCAACGATTTTCTTGATGTAGAAATCAAAGGCTCTAGCAATGCTCACAAGACCCTTGTGTTAGAGCTGCCATCTGGTGGCTCATTAACCTGGAAGCCGCTCTCAGTTGATGTAAAAGAAGGATCATTCAATCTGTATTACAAGCAGTCAAGGGATGAGGTTTTGAGCTCTTACAAGATGCCAATGTATCGTATCGGAATTTCAGAAACTGGCAGCCTGGGCGGTTCAACGGCCAGGGAGTCAACAGCTATCTATATCAATTCTACAATTGCACCACTGCAAAAAGCTGTGAACAGAGTACTGACAAAGAGCATTGTACACAATGGGCTCAACTTAAATCTTGAGAAGGTAGACCATGGTGATGATTATTATATCGCTGCGACTTATTTGCCTATTAGTGAAGAAAGCATTACTAGAAGAGAAGCGTCTATTGAAGAATTGAATATGAAAGTAAATGAGATAATTGAAGAGTATAAAAAATCAAAGAAAGGAGAATGATATGCCATTAGTTTTGTATTTCAAGCAACCTAACATCTCTCTTATCGTCAAGGGTGAGCTTGACTCAAAGAGAAAGAAAGCTATTAGCCAAGCACTCGGTCAAACGCTGGAATTTGATAGTATCGAGGGTGACCATAGGATACTCATACCCGTGAGCAGCGACAAGAACATTACCTATATCAGCACAATGACTGATGAAGAGTTTGAAGATTTGAAGAGACAGAGAGAGGCAAAAAGAGCAAGGGGAGTGATAGAAAGGCCACAGATGATTATTCCAACTACAAAGAAGAGACATTAAAGGGATGCAGGTTTTAGAGGAATTAAGAGATTCAATGAAAGACATAGTGCAGAAGTCTAGAAAGAGGATATACACAAATGCCAAACGACTCAGGAGATTGAATGAGAGGAAGTTGACTCCAAAAGTTAATGAGTTCATGAGGTACATGAGAAAGCAGCTACAGAAAGGTTTGACAAGGGTGAAGGCAAGAAAGCCAGAGACTTTTGCAGAG